GTATTGCCATAATAATTAGGGGCAATCCCATAAGTGTAAAAAGACCCCTTAGCTCCATCAAGGTCGACCCAGTCTCCAGCATGAGTTCCATCATCAAGCCTTGCAGCTGGAGTGACCAACCACTGATACAGAGCCCCACAACAGTCCTCACAGCCGATATTGCTGATCATCCGGCGAGATGCGCTATCAGAATGCCCACCCGTGGTTACGGGATCAGAGTCACCATTAATATTGGTTTCCTCATTGCTTCCGCCAGCGATCAACTGAAACTCTGGATCTCTCAGCATTCGCTTTCCAACGGCCCCGTAATCATCCACGAAATCCATCCAGTTACGGGTGTCTGAAATCGTTCCGCCATTGACACTCACAGTAGAAGCCCCTGTTCCGCTTGCCAGATAGATGTCCACCCAGACCTGAGCTTCCTCACTCCAGACCATACCCGCATTGCTTCCGCACCTGGCCCGGTGTTTCAGGTCCCAGACCGATTGTGGCAATATCCCGTTTGCAGGATGGTCGGTCAGTGTATGCCCGCCAATCGTCCCAGCCGCAGCACAGATCGTATGAAACCCACCGATCTTACGGCTCGTGTTGGCATTATAACCGCTTGGATAGGTGCTGGCCGCTGAAATGAGAAAGACCAGAGACCCTGAATTGTCACACGCATACACATAATAATCCGTCCCCGCCGCAACAGCCCCGGTGTCCAGATCCGCCCCGGTGTCCAGATCCGTGTCTGTATCGATGTAAAACCACTTGTCATTAATCAGTAAGGGGATTCGATTCGCCCCCTTGACCGTGACCTCGTCAGCATCTTTATATTCGATGATCCGATCCAGCTTGTTCAGCATGAAGTTCGCTACAACAGCCCCGAGTAGGGCGTTCTGCGATTCAATCTGTGTTATCAGTCTATTTGCCATCTGTCACCACCTCCTTCTCCGTCACCAGATCATCCACAGCTTTTTTAGTTGCAAATCCTTTCTGTTTCCACACCGGATTCGGATTGTCTATTTCTTCCGTGACGAGATTTTTGTCTTCTTCCGAACCTGAGACAACTCTGATTACTTTAGCGTCATCAATCACCTGTAATCGTTTCAGGTCCGCCAATGCCTGCGTTTTATATTCCGGCATGTCCATCAGGTTGTTAAAATCTCGTTTGTTCGCTATATGTTTAGGATATCCACGCATTTATATCGCCTCCTTATGAGTAATTAACAACGTATCTAATATCTTTTGTGGCTCCCAATCTGTTTTTGATTGCTATCCCTGTACCCGCATCATACACGCAAAGGTTGCCATCCGTATCCGCCCCGACCGCGTTGGCCGAGTTAGATATCACCGTTACGACTCCCGCTGCGGTAAACCGAAATTCAATATATTCCTCGTTATCCCCGGCCATCGCTTGTCCCCAGCCGGAAACGGCTGTAGTCAGCACGATCTCTGCATCATCAGCCACCGATTCGGAAACCATATTACCGCTATCCAGCCGCACCTCTACCCCTGCATCATCCTTTTTATATATCCCCCCACCTGCTTTCGGGTAAATAGCTATTTTGTCGGTTGATGGTGTACCCGGCGCGGCTTGTTCTTCTAATATTATCCTTGACATAGTTGCTCCTTATCCTACGAGTATCATCATGCCCGTTCCCTGAATCTCTAAAATATCAGTTCCTTCCACGCTATATTCATCCCCGCCGATGAAGCTGCGGCCCGTGGGGATCGTGAAGTCCCCTGACGAAGCAATAGGGACATGATGGGATACTGTGCCCAGTTCGTGATTCGCGGCCCCATCACCAATATAGATCTGCTTAGTGTCCGTGCTGAACCCGAATTCGCCGGCGTTAAGCGTCGGGAGTGACGCGTTTGCGCCTCTTTTTACCTGTATTGTGTTTGCCAAGTTTGACCTTCTCTGTTAATTCGCCGATTAAAGTATCTTTTTCGCGGATCACATTATTCAATGTCTCTATTTCTTTATCCTTTGCAGGGATTAAGTCTTCGAGCACGGCTTTATCATTTCTGACCTTAACCAGCGCAGCATCCAACCGGCGATTATTCTCCTGGTAAAGGGCATTAGATTTCTGGAGCTCCTGTTTCTCGGCCTCCATCTCCGACCTCGCCTGAGTGACGTCAGATGTCGCTGCACTCAAGGCCTGTGTTTTTTTTAGCATACTATCTAACAGCTTTTCATAATTGATCGCCTTGACTGCCTGTTTCCCTAATTCAAATATCAGGTCGTCAGTGTCTACAACCGAGGGAAACCGCTCCTTGATCAAGGGTTCTTCCTGTGTAATCGTTGCGTCGTCCATAATTGTATCGCTCCTTACTGATTCCTGGATACTGGATGCTGGATACTGGAGTCCTGCATCGTCCATCCTGCATCGTCCATCCTGCATCCAGCACACTTATGCAAAGGCCCCGCCGTCAATCGTACTCCCACTGTGCAGCAGCGTATTTGCTCCTGCGCCATGGACTCCGGTGGTTGCCGCATCGTGGTCAAAAGCCCAGTCACTGTTAGGCGCCTTTCCTGTTTCTCCATTGCTCGGAGATGCTTCTAAATAAGTGGCTGCAAAAGCCACAAACTCAAGCGCTGTTTCACCAGCATTAACGCGGGTTATCTTCAAGCTTTCACCGCTATAACTCGCTGGTGTATCGCTCAACCCGACAAAATCTGCCACGGGAGCCGCCGCGCTTGAGAACTGCGTAAAGGTAAGAGCGGTTGTATCAACCGTAATGGTATCATTCGTGGTAAGAATCCAGCCCTCATCACCGTTAGCCGTACCCTGCTCGATGAAAGTAAAAGCCCCGGCGGTCACCTCTGCATCTGCATCAAAGTCCGTTGCCCTGGTTAGGATAAAAGCAACGCCCGCCGTTCCCTCGGTCGTGACCTTGTAAATACCGTTATCAGCGCCCGTGACCTGGTCTTTAACCAGAATTCGATCGTTGAGAACAGTGGCTACTCCATCAACCGTCAAAATACCCACCGCATCTGCCGTCAGCGTTTTCCCCACTCCCGACCCCGCCGCAGTACATGCAGGCAATGCCGCGGCCGTGGCCAATTTACACGAAGCATGAAGATCGAGGCCGCTCAATGTAGCATCAACATAATTCTTGGTTGCCACGTCTTGATCGGCCGTAGGGTCCACAACCCCCGTAATCTTATGAGTATTTATCGCAAAATCAGCGCCGGCCTGACCGGATAAAATTGCCATAATCTCCGCGCCTGTAAGGGCGGCGATGTCTCCGGCCGTCTTACGACCGACGATTCTCTGTTCCGCCACCGTAACCGCGACAGGGGTGTCATCCGTAACCGCTGCCAACAGAGACTGCGCGTCAAACAGGGCATGCATCAAAACTTCGTGATTTGCCGCTCCATCACCAATATGGATCTGTTTGGTGTCAGTACTGAAACCGAACTCTCCCGCTGCCAGTGTCGGCAGAGAGGCGAACGCTCCACGTTTTACTTGAATTGTATTTGCCATGATTTATTCTCCTTTTGCTTTATTTATTCGTTATTTGGGCCTTTCCCTAATAACTAATAACCAATAACTATCTCAGAAACTCCCGCCATCAACAGCTTCCGCCTCATCTACGATGTCACTTTCATCTGCGTCATAAACCGACTTACGCATCATTTCATCGTCTATTTCCTTCTGAAGGTTATCCACCGTTGTCTCTAACTCCGTCATGCTTATGGTTGGAGCCGTGGCAACATCAACCACAGTCCCGGTCGTAGGCGGAAGGACTTGCATGGTACTGTCCTTCAACAGCCATGCGCTGTTAGTCAGCTTGTTCACCCAAATAACAGCGTAATCATAGTCAGCGTCCGCGATAGTTGGATCACGTTCCCTGATCAGGGTTGTCTTTGTCGGTAATAATAGATCCCATCGTAAGGTCATACCATCTTCCTCAACACCAGGGCCGCGCAGGTAAACAGGTTGTCGGGTAGTATCTTTTGTTTCAATTTCTCGATATGTTCGTGCCGGCGCGGGTCGTCTGCGGCGTACACTGTGCTGTTTTCGATGTAATAGGCCCAGGGGTCCGGGATGTCGTAATCCAGATCCCCGACCGGTACGGCCACATCGGCCACGGCCTCCACTATCTCGTACAGCAGGTCCCGGTGAAAGGTGCGGAATGTGTTAAACCCCTTTACGTAAAAATCAACGGTACTGGCAAACACCCTCCCCGGTTTCAGGACCCGCATAACCTCCCGGACGGCCTCGGCAATCCGGTCTACAAACTCGTCCTCGGCGCAGTCCTCCACCAGATGCTCCAACACGCAGATGGATGTGACCGCATCAAAACACCTGTCCGGATACGGGATCGCGTATATGTCGGCCTCCCTATAGACAATCCACCGCTGATTCGACGCATAGTCCAGAAACTCCTGATCGGGCGGATCGGGATCAATAGCGTGAGCGATACATCCCAACTCCCTCAGATAGAAGGGGAGCAGGCCTCTGTGACTCCCGATATCCAGCACCACATCCCCCCGCTTGGGCCGGATACAGCCCGCCACGTGGGCGCACTCCCACAACCGGACCCCGCCGGTCGGGACACCTTTTATCCCGTCCGCATCAAGACCCCGGGCCGTAGCCTTCAACCTGGCCACAATATCCACGTAGCCCTCATAATCCTTATCCTCAAACACCTTATTACAGACCATGTCAGCCTCCGGGTACTGGTTACTGGTTACTGGATACTGGATGCTGGTTACTGGATACTGGTTACTGGTTACTGGATGCTGGATGCTGGATACTGGTTACTGGATAGTGGATATTAGTTATTTGTTATTGGTCATACAGTGAAACAGTTTCACCTCACTGTATGACGCCTCCTGCCCCAGGGCCTGATCAATAGCCCGGACCAGGTTGCACCGGTACGTGTTCTCCACGATAATCTGCCTGGCCGCTTCCGCGACCTTTTTATCATCATCCCCTGCCGACACCCTGTCCTGCAAATGCCAGATCTTGATATTAGCGATACTTAGATCATCCACCAACTGCCCGATACTCTTCTCCATAATTTCAGCTCTCCAGGCTGGCGCAAAGTTTAAAAGATTTTCTCTCACCCCGGTACCATCTCCCGGAGCTACGGGGCAGGCAGAGCCCACAGAGATCACAGAGTTTTTTTATTTATAAATCTTTTCTCTGTGTCCTCTGTGTCCTCTGTGAGAGCCTTTTTCATCTTTTTTTCACAACTGATCTCTCCACACCTTACTCGTCCGCATCCCCTTAAACGGCGCCAGCATCATAACGGTTTTCACAACCTCTCCCGGATCGATATCCCCGGCCTTGCCCTGCTCGACAATGACCCGGCGGGCAAAGGGTTCCTCGGCGATCGAGGCCCAGTGATACCCGTGGACATTCGTGGTAAAACTCGGGCTCCAGTCAGGGGTCCGCTCTACAATACTCACCGTGGGTATGGCATGGAGCCAGGACAGGTGCATAATGGCACCGTCAATGGTGATACACCCCGCGCATTGCTTGAGGATAGCCGTCTTGGTCCTGATTCCGATCTCATGGGTCAGATCGATCACCCGGTCCCCGGTCAGGATCTCCTTAAACGGTTCGCGCTCGTCCGGGGCGCCGAATACGGCCACTGCATAGTTCCGGTTCAGCAGATCCCGGATGATCAGCTTCCATCGGTTCACCGGATAGCACGCCCTGCCCGGATCATGGGTAAAGGGATGGATACCGATAATACACAACCCGTCGGACCGGGCCTTATGGATCAGAGCCTTTGCCGCCTTCAGGTCATCCGGCCCGCAGGCGACCTCGGCCAATTCAAAGTCAAACTCGTCTACCGTCAGATCCATCTGCTGAAAAAAATCATCCATACAGATAGCCCGGATCCTCGGAAACCGGATCAGGGGATAGATACGGTTGACCACACGCCGGACGACCCATTCCGGATCCATCCCGGACGTATAGGCCGCCATAGCCCCCGGATCGATCCGGCAGGTATCGCGCATAAACCGGTCGATATGGGTCCAGTTGAAGTCACCGCCCCTCTGGTGGGCCGTGACGATCTCATCTATCCCCGGATCCTTTTCAAAGATCTGCCGGGTCAGACCGGGATTCTTCCCGTCTAAATAAAGATATACCCGCAGCAGGGGAAAATAGTCCCTGAGGCTCGCCAATATCCTGAAATAGGCGTTGTTCTTATAATGATGCACCACATCACCGAGCCCGCCGCCTATATAGATAAAGGTCTTGAAATTAATCTGCTTCCGTATCGGTTCCCATCGCTCTTTCATGATGCCACCGCCATTTCAAACTGCTCCCGGACCGACTCGTAGGAGTAGGCCCTTATGGCCTTGCGGGCATGATCCACCACTTTTTTGTAAAATTCCGGTTCTTTCAGGAGCCGATCCGCCAGATGACAGGCCCGGTCGATATCGCGCGGGTGTTGGATATAGGTGTACGGAAACAACCGCTCCCCGGCCACAGACCCGCTGCACACAAGCGGTACCTCCACCGTGGCGCAGTCTAAGGGGAACTGCCCCCGGGTCTCTAAGATATCGAGATGCACGGCGATCCGGGCACGGGCCAGGTCCTTGAGATACCGGCCCCAGGGCTTCAACTCTATCTCCTCCACGTCGGTCAGCCCGACCAATGCGTAACTGTCCCGCATGACGGCCGCGTCTTCGATCGGAGTGGCCGTATGCAAAAACACGGATAGTCCGTATCTGTCGCGGAGAAACCGGGCCACGGCCAGGGAAGAGAAGATATTTCGTTCTTCATTGACATTCTGGATACCCTTGCCCAATGCCACATAAGACCCTTTCGGGATATCCCCCACTGTCTCTGCCGCCTCTACGGGATGCGGCCGGTCGATCGCGTGAAAATGCCTGCCGTTCGATACCTCGATCGGATACGGATACTCGACCGAGTGAAAATGCCCACCCCCGCGGATCGCCCGCCAGTAGGGAATACTCTCGTCCCTCGAATAACAAAACATATGTTCTGCCTCGCGGCAGATACTGAGCCAGGTTTTTTTAAAGGGCAGGGGGAGTGAATTCATCTGATACCCCCAGCCTACCGGTCCGTCACAGTACGCGATGCTCGCGGTTTTCATCTCGCGGATCACCCGGAGGATCTTCTCGTACTTCTCCGGGTTGCCCGGTTCGGTCAGCAGCCAGAACATGACATACTCAAACCGGTTGCACTCCTCTACCGTCACCTCCTGCCAGGACTGACACTCGGCCTCCCTGTTCTTCCAGTCCCAGCATTTCATCCAGCACACGGCCACATTCTGCGTCGCCTCCCGGGCCGTGCGGTGTTTCTCCAACCAGCCCTTCTCAATATCATGCACAAACAGAAATTTTTTCATCATTTCCTCTCACAGAGCCCACAGACCCGCCTGCCTCGCGTTGCGAAGCATTGCGGGCAGGGGACACAGAGTTTTTAATTTTAAAAGATTTTCTCTCACAGGGCCCACAGACCCGCCTGCCATCGCCTGGCACTGGCGGGCAGGGATCACAGAGTTTCTAATTTATAAATCTTTTCTCTGTGCCCTCTGTGCCTCTGCGAGAGACTTTTTTGCCCTTTATTCAAAATCGGAGTCTTCGCTTACCTCGATGTTCATCTTTTCCCACCCCCGTCCCATTCCCACTTCTTGCCGTAAATATCTCCCATCGATTCCCCGACACCAACGGATGCGCCGATACCCGGCCGCCGACCGCGTCATCGGGTATGAGCCCGGCTTTTTTCAGCTTCCAGTGCCACCAGGTCGTATCCCGGATACAGACATGGGTCGGGTCCTGCTTGATTTTGTGCACCCGTTTTTGGGTCTCCTTATCAAAATAATCCGTGGCAATGGCAAGAAAGGCCAGCCCTGCGGGCTTTAGGACCCGTTCGATATGGTTTAGCGCATCAAGTACCCGCGTCTCCGGTATATGTTCGAGACAGTCCCTCGAAATTACCACATCAAAGAACCCGTCTCTGTAAGGCAGACCCATGGATACATCCGCCTGCTTCAGGGTCGAAACGTGCCGGGTTTTAACCGTATATTTGGAGATATCCACCCCGTGGGCGTCGATACCCTGTTGGCGCAGGTGATACACGAGATCCCCGAACGCGGCCCCCACATCCAACAGCCGGTCCCCGGGCGAAAGCCCTAACACGTCGATGATAAACCCGGCATAACTCTGGTGGAACGTGTTGTCAGTGCCCCAGGCCTCCGCGTTGTACCAGCCTAAATGCCCCCGCTTCATAAAATAATCCCGGTCAAAGGCCTCTGCCGGATCAGGGGCGTTCAATATCTCCTTTAACTCACGGGTGATCTCCTCCGGCTGGATCGATTCGAGACAGAGGGGCGGATAATCTCCCCACTCCTTGTACGCGCACTTGAGCGCATCCCAGCAGGGACAGTATACCCAGTCGCCCTTAAACGGCTCTACCCGGTCCTGTTTTCCCACCACTGTGGAATATGGCAGCCGGGTCCCTTTGGCCCGTCGCTCTATTATTCGCAGGTTCAGGTGGTATTTCCCGAAAACCCGCAGGTCTTCGCACCCGAATACGGCCACCGTGGGCCTCGCAGTGAGCTGAGAAATCCAGAACATGGCCGATGCCGGGGCAACCACCGCGTCTAATAAGGATGTCACGGCCATCCACTCTCTGAGACCGAGACCGCGGCAGGTTATTCCGCCCTTGATCGGGAGATCCCTATCATGAAATATCAGGGGAAGCGCCCCTTCCTGCCGGCACCAACCGATCAGATCCTGCACAAGTGGTATGGGGATGTCCTTCGAAGGGTGGGAGGTAACCGGCGCGATTCCGATCTTCTTTCCCGGACCCAACCGGTCGAGATATTCACGGGCAAAGGTCATTTCTTCATCCGTAAAGGTCAGATGACCCCGATGTGAGGTCAGGGACAGGCCAATGGACCCGGCCAAAACATCGGCCCGGTTCCGGGTTACCTCAGGCATGGCCCGGCGCTCGACCTTACCGGGCACCATGGTGATATCCTTGATCAGGACATAGTGATCCTCTACCGTGTCCATATTCAGGGACTCGACCGCGATCTTATGATCGATAAAGGGATGGTCCTGGATCAGGGGTAAATACTTCCGGGGGACCGCAAAGGTGACCTCGCCGACACCGGGCACTTGCTTCAGGTCCTCGAAGAGCAGACGGGCACAGAGGATATCGCCGATCCCGCCCAGACGGTTAATCAAAAGCACCCGGCGGGTAGACAACAGCTCGAAACGCTTGCGGATGTCCTGCAGGGGCTTTACCACATGAGTCTTTTGTCGAAAATCAGGCATAAGAATTATCTCTCACAGAGGCACAGAGATCACAGAGTTTCTAATTTTAAAAGATTTTCTCTCACAGAGCCCGCAGAGATCACAGAGTTTTTTTATTTATAAATCTTTTCTCTGTGCCCCCTGCCCGCCAGTGCCAGGCGATGGCAGGCGGGTCTGTGCCTCTGTGAGAGCCTTTTTTATCTTTTATTCCTCACGCCTCTAACTATAAGTGTAACCGGCTCGATCATCCCACACCTTGTTATAGTCATTGACCCCGCTCGCAAACTGGATATCGCTTTCCATCAGTTTGGAGGCCGCGGCCAGGACCTGGATCGTCACGTCCGAGGCCCCGGACTGGCTGTTGTCAAAAAAGATCTTGTCCATGGGGAGATCCAACTGGTTAAAGGTCCAGATTTTCCCCATAACAGACACGTCAAACTCGATCACATCACGGCCCACGGCATTGAATCTCATATTGAGATCGTCGCTTGCGATGATAAAACCGTTATCTGCCGGGATCCGGACCGCGGCGCCGTGAAGCGTCTGTAGATCCGCGCCGATATCGAGTTCATTGGCCGCATAGGTGGTGCCCGCTGTGATGGTCTCCGAATAACACTTGTATATTCCCGGATCCAGCGAGACCGCCGTATAGGTCAGCTTGGAGATCTGCCAGGCCGCGGCTGCCGCCAGGGTTCCGGGTGCGGCGCGTCCGATATAGAGCGGATATCCGTTGCTGTATTCGACCTTGGTAACCAGGTCCTTATGGGCAAAGGGATATTGAATGGTCTTAGAATTGATCATGGTAGGGCCTCCTTCCTGAAGTCTTCCCGCGAAGGCGGGAATCCAGTGTTTGTTGGGTTTGTTGGTTAAAGAGGCGATAGACAAAAAAAAGGCCGGTACGGAGAAACCTCCATACCGGCCTTATAACCTCTATACGCCCGGGCGGATCAGGCCCTGGCGCGTCTTTTGTCCCTGCCCGCAATGCTTCGCAACGCGAGGCAGGCGGGTATCTTGCTCTTTATGGTCTCATAATGATTTCCTGTTTGTCAAGTAAAAAACATCTCTCACAGAGCCCACAGAGATCACAGAGTTTTTTTATTTATAAATCTTTTCTCTGTGCCCCCTGCCCGCCAGTGCCAGGCGATGGCAGGCGGGTCTGTGCCCTCTGCCTGCCCCGTAGCTCCGGGAGATGGTACTGGGGTGAGAGCCTTTTTCATCTTTTTTTACTGACTTCCGACTTCCGACTTCTGACTCCTGGCCGTTCGCCCCATTCTGCGTTTCATCTCACTCCTCGCCCTCTTCCTCGCTCCTGCGACAATCCGCTTTATCATACGCTCCTTCCACTCTTCCCGTCTGTTGGCCCATCCGCTCGCACTCATCAGCCGTTCTAATCTCGGTCTCGCCATGTTACTCGTCCGCTCGAGGTAGTTCTCGTACTGGTCATTTCCCATCTTATGCTTCACACCGCCCCACGAAAAAGTCCGTCCGGCGGGACCCGGCAAACTCGCCCCTTGCTTCAACATTCGGATCAGGGTCTCATAAACAGGATCTTTTCCCTTTTTCTTGACAATGGGTAGTATGGCGCCGGAGGCCCCGGTCTCGGCTATCTCGGCCAGTCTTTCGCGATATCGCTGCTCAGCCGCGGCTTTTTGCTCATCCGATTTCTGCGGATCATTCTTTATCCGGTACAGCTCCTTTCTTAGATCCTGGACATTCACCGCGGCAATAGCCCGGGTCTGGCTCGGACTCACGGCCACAATATTAAACCCGAACCAGCGGGCAAAGGCCTGTCCCGGTGTGACCTTTTTGTCCCATTTGTCTTTCTTGCCTTCTACGGCCTTGATGCTGTAACCCAGGGCCCCCTTATCCGGAGACAGCATAGACGGCATCCAGGTAAAGGCCAGAAACTGGACCACTTTGGCCGCCTTCATAGGCGCCGGATCCAGCTTGTTGTATAAGGGGGTGCCATAGAAAGGATGCTGCGGGGGCTGATCGCGCACGGCCGATTTTATCATCCATGCAACATCGAGATACGGGTTTGAAATGCCGAGTCCCTTGAAGATCTCGCCCGCGTCCCTATCGGACACGTCCCGGCCCAGGTTCAGCCAGTTGCCCCAGGGAAAGAAATATTCCGCGTTCACCCACTGCCACTGGCCTTCAGGCGTCTTTCGCGGCAGGATCATCATGGATGCCGACTTTTTGATATAGGCCGGGAGCTGCTTTTCCAGATCATCCCAGTCATCGTCATCGAGATCGAACATGGACCGGGTCAGTGCCTCCATGGCAAAGGGCACGGCCATAAACTTCAGGATCACCCAGGGTCGCTTTTTGAGCGATTCGGCAATGAGCGGGGCTATCTTATATTGATAAGAGGCAAATGGAATGTAGTGTTTTCTCGCACTTTTAACAGACCGGGAGGCGAGAGAATAATCCATTCCCCACTTCATGGCCTCCAATACCGACTCATCTACCGTATGTCCTGCCTTACGCATCTGCAAAAATATGGCGTGCTTACTGAAATCGTCGATCTTCCCGTACCAGCGTGCCAGCCGCTTGATCAACATCAGGGCATTATGGTAACCGCCGCCGGCCGCTTGAGCCTTACGGACCTCGTCCAAAACATCGTTTATCTCGGTCTGTGCCCAGCTTGTATTGAAAATCCCGTGACTAAACGCCTCCTCGTAATACTCATCTTTTGCCGTTGCTGATTTTAATGCAGCAGGGATGTCCTTAAACATCACAGACAATAAGGGTCTTCCCCTCATATTATTCTGCATGATATTTGAGATCACGTTCCTGAAGGCCGTAGGGAAATTAAGCGCCACCTTGCCCATCTTAAACAAGGCCATACCCTCGGTCTCGATACGGCCCAATGTCTCCCACACCTTGCCCTTGTCAGAGTAAAACGCCACAACCGGCATCACATCCTTTGCGATCGGCGTCTGCACAAACGCCCCTGCCAACGGGCCATAGCTCTTGGTAGTGGGGAGCTGGGTGTAGTCCCCGGGTACGTTCTTTGTGTCTTCAATGGCCTTGTCGAGAGCGGCCTGCAGGTAATCCCGTTTTTTCTTGATCTCCTCGGACGGAGACTTTTCCATCATCTCTTTATATTTATCCACCTCTTCGATCAGCTTGCCGATCCCCATCTTGACGGTAGTCTTTTGCCCTTTACGTCCGGGCCATCTCGGTACCTCCACCATAGACGGCGTCCATACCCATTTATCGTTTGCCGCGATCTTTTCGAGATAATCGAACTTGGCAATATCGGTGAGCGCCTTACCCATACCCACGGGTATGGCGATCGATGCGTCTTCGATCAGACCGAGGGCCTTTTTTTGATCCGCGGTGAGGTCTTTTCGCTGTTTGGCATAGGAGAGATTCAGCTTACCCGTGGAGGTGGTCACTGCACCGACTTTATCCCCTAATATATGATACGCATACATATAATGGACATAATGCCCCTTCATCTTATCAAAGCTCTCCTGGCTGATAATCCCCCGGTCCACCAGCATCTGCCCGATGACCGTGGTCTTTTCCTTCAGCGCCACTGCCAAAGACCGGGCCTCTTCAGGCAGAAGATTCTCGTCGATCTGCCCGTCCATAAAGCGGAAAAGATCCTTTTTCACCTCATCCGGAAAGGCGTCCAACTTCTCGTGGATCTTGTCGATATATCGCAATGCCCGCGCCGCGGCGCCCATCCCCTCATATCTGGCAAACAGCGCCTCATCCCCCTCCGGCACAGTAGAAAACGGCTTCCAGAACTCCTTAAAATGCCCCCAAAACCGCCGCAAAGCCGACCGCTTCGCATCCCGATCCCCAGTCAACCCAGCCACACTCGCCGGCTTGGGTTTCCCTTCCTTTCGGATGCCCTTTTTCTTTTCATTCGTTATCGGAGTCTGTCGCTTACCTCGTCGTTCGTCAATCGTTATCGGAGTCTGTCGCTTACCTCGTTGCTCTTCCCTTCCAACCACCGCCTCCCGAATCACCCCTCTAATATCTCCCTCCCGATACTTTGTTCCTAAGCCAATTTCCCGATATCCATATCTCACATTAATCCCGGCCTTACGCAGCATCGCCTTGACCGCCCGGATAATACGATCCCACACGGTCTTTGGCAGGGTGTCATTGACCATTCCCTCCACAACCCACTCTTCCGCCGCCTCGGCCCGGCCCTTCTCCGTCTCAAGATCCAGGCCCCTGGCCTCGGCCACAACACCTACTGCCCCTTTATTCTCCTCATAAATCTTAGTCAGAACAGCCTTGGCCCGGTCACCCAGACCCGAAGCCACGCCGTCATGGAACGCCTCATGGACAAAGACATCGACCACATCCTGCTTGCTGTCCATAGCATCGGTAAACAGATAAATAGTCCGCTTCCCGGTCGCAGGATCAGTATCATACAACCCCCGCGTCAAAAAACCCGACGGCTCCTCCCGCCCTGCCTTGGCCCGCTCCGCCACATCAGCCGACAACTCAGCCTCAGAACCCAGCGTCACAATCTCATGAGCGCGAAGCCCCTTAAACACCTTGGAAAGTGATTCGGAAAGATCCTTAACAACAGGCCCGGATAGACCTTTGGGGGTCTTTGTGGAGGCTATGGACAGCCGCACATCACTCCCCAACCGGGCATCCCGTGCATCCTCTCCAAGCCGCCCGGCGCGGTATTGAGCAAGCTCACCGTCGGCATACGACTTCCCCTTTTCCAATACATCTAAAAGGTTTAAGCTCCCGAGGTTTTCCTCTACCAGTCCCTGGACATACTGTTTTCGGGCAGTGCTGTCCGAATCGTTCTTTATAATCAGTGTCGAGGCGTTAATCTTTTCTGCGAGCTTAAGTATGTCAAGGGTGGTCTGCTGCATACTCCGGCCCTTGACAAAGGGTAGAAATGCAACCGGTACATTCTGCCCGGTTAACAGCAAGATCCCGTCCTCGTTATTCAGGCTTTGATTAAAAAAGGGTATTACCTGTGCAGAGCTTGTTAGCCCCGGGACCTGTGGCGCATAGGCCCTGCCAGTCCTGCGCCTTACCTTTTTAAGCAGGGTCTTTCGTAAAGCAGGTTTGATCCGCTTAGGGGTGCCGGTATCGGTAGGTGTGAAATCGAGGTATTTTTTACCAGTGATGATTATTGATTCAGTGGGGATCTTGGCAATTTTAAGGAGCCTGTTTATATCCTTGGTTATGGCAACATCCGGGGAAGAAGTGGCCGGGTTATACGATGGATGGTTATGGGCAAAATAAACCTTGGCAACCCCGGGGACCTGGAGAGCGCGACCCACTACAATATCAGAAAAGACAGTGCCGGCGGACCTGCCGCCCTTGCTATGCTCATGAATTTCAAGAATAGTGCCGTTCTCGTCAACGGCTACTGAGAGGAAATATTCGTCTGGCTCGGTTCGGATCCGGGCGAGGAGGGTGGCGAGGTCTGCGGTGTTTGTAACCACGTTGCCTGCCGCTTTAATATTTCCGGAGGTCCGATATTGCACACGTCCAGCACCGGGTAAGGCACGGCCTTCTTCTTTACCAGGCACAAGTGCAATTTCTTCGGGCTCGGTGTTTTCATAAATCGGTTGTTCATTTTGCGGTACCTCAACCCCCTCGTCAAAGAGGTCGATCTGTCCTTGTTCATTTTCAAATAACCCTCGTTGTCGTCCAACATTAGCGGGTTTTATACCTTTGTCAGCGGGAAATACCGGCTTTTTACCCTTCTTGGTGAGACCTTTCTTTTTGGCCTCATCCTGTGCCCGGGCTAATCTTTCCTTCTTGGTTAGTTCTTCCGGCTTTAAAAGAGGTTCTTCAGGTTTACCAAAGAGAGATTGCTGTTCTTTGAACCATATATCAAGCTCATCTATGGCGTCTTGGTCGTATTCTCCGTTTTTGGCTTTGCGTTCAGCTTCCGCATAAGCCTCTTCCAGCTCCTGATCCGCCTCTCTTTCGCCATCTCTTTCAGCTGCATCAATGTCATCTTCTGATTCCCCCGCTTCGCGTTCACGGTCCTTTTGCCTTATATACTCATCCTCCTGCAATTTGTCAAGGTGTTCTTCACTTTCATAGTCAGAGAGCTTCTCCGTGGGATTGTTTTCGATATATTCTATCAGATCATCTTCCGTGGCATCTTGCGGCAGCCATCCCGCCTCGATCATAGCCAGGGTCATCTCATCGGTCCCGAGACCGGTCTTATTATTCAGTATGGATATAGAGACCCCGCCGGGGCCTTTGGTGATATCCCTGATCTCGCCCTTATAACTCATACGGGTTGTTCTCAGCCCCCCTGCGTGTTTAACGGCGGTCTGGAAATCCGGGGCATCCCGCAACAACTCCCTGCGATGCGCCGTAGCCTTTTCCTCTTCAAGAATCAGCCTTGCATCCCCGGTCGGCTTTTCAGCCTTCTCCTGCCATATATACCCGTCACCCTCTTTGATTAAATCGTAGTCAAACTCTGACTTCTTGGCCTTTTTCAAACCCGCCGCCGCAGACTTCTCCGTCTTAAAAGGCTTATCTGTTTTAGTCCGGATTACGGCAGGCTCTGCCGCTTCCTTCTGACCACTGACCACTGACTCCTGACCACTGACCACTGCCTCCTGACCACTGACCACTGCCTCCTGACCACTTTCTTTTTTTTCTGCCCCTATCTTATCGTTCACCCCTTTAAGCAGCTCAAATCTCCCATACCCCTCCGGTAACTCCACCTCCAGTGCCCCTGCCATCTGCTCTAAATCCACCGTCCGCAGATCCTCGGGCACAAACTCATCAGACAGCGCCATCTCCCACAACTCCGCCCGCTCCTCTTCGGTAAGAGGAGGGACCTCCGGACCGGGGGTGGCGCCCTGATCCGGAGGCGTTGGAGGGATGACCGCTGCCGGAGGGGGTGAGGTCTCCGGCGGGACGATATCAGGTAAAACCGCTTCGCCCTCCCGCTGTTCTTCCGTTCCACGTGGAACACCCGCCTGCGAACGCCTGGCACTGGCGGGCAGGTCCAATCTTTCCTCGATCGGCGTCTCCAAAAGCGTCTCAAGCGCTATCCCTTCCGCCCCAATCTCTTTTATCTCCGTCTGCGCATCACCTACTGGATTCTGGATACTGGATTCTGGATGCTGGATACTGGATTCTGGATGCTGGATACTGGATTCTGGATGCTGGATGCTGGATACTGGATGCTGGATACTGGATTCTGGATGCTGGATACTGGATTCTGCCTCGCCTACCTCATCCACCTGCCCGGTATCCGCCCCCATCCCCTGGCCGTCATCGACCGGCTTTTCCGCCTCGCGCCCTACGCCTGTCGCCATAGACATCCCGCCCCCGGCTATTCCGGCGGGAAGAAATACCGTTGCCGCCTGCTTCATGGAGTCCGAAAACATTTCTTTCCACTCTTCAGGAACGGGTTTGCCTTGTATTATTTTCGCTGCAAGTTGTGACGCCACTTCCGCGGGCTCTTCCAGTGCTTCGGTAGTGCCTTCAGTCAAGAAATTCACTAAAGCCTTGCCGCCTTTAGCCATTAACCCCTGACCGGCATGTTGCATCAACTTACCCACAGAAAAAGCGTTCAAGGCAAACACCGCGGGAGCAAACAAACCGGCCGCAAGGGTCGCTTCCTCGTGGCTACCGGTTTGCTTTAAAACATTCTGGTAAGTTGCGGTTGCTTCAAGCCCTACTCCAATGGCGCCTCCCGTCATTTTAGCCCCTATGTCTGCGAGACTTTTTATAAGGGCAGGGGCCATCTTGGTGGCCTTTCCTGCTGTAGTGATTATTTTATGGGCTTGCATGGAAGGTAAAATCATAGCCCCAAGGTCTGTACCAAACTCCGCAAGCGTTCCGGCCCACCAGGAAGCGTCTTTAAGTATTTCAGGATTATCTATTGCATTCTTTCCCTTAAACTTTTCAGCTTGTTCAAGACCCCATTCCTTCTGTTTCCGCTGAAGGAATTCTACATTGCCTTCAGCCCACTCAGCGATTTTTCCACCTGCATCGGCAACACCTAACTTTCGCTCCAACCAGCCGCTTTCGGCCTGTTTTCCGAGCCATTGCAATCCCGTATTTGCGGCCTCATTCCATCGCAGCGCCGCCCTTCCAACACCTTTCGCGGCTTCGGTCAGTGCGCCAGGGCTTGCCTCTTCTACCCTCTTCATCCGTTCGGCCCCGTACCGTTCCAAGTCCTCGAGGACCGGATAGTTATTCGGGGCCTCCTTCCATTCCCCTATCTCATCGATCCCGGCCTGCAGGAGCTTCGAATCCCGGTCGGGATTATCCCGGATCAGCTCCTTGCCCCGCTGCGAGATAAACCCAAACCGCTCCTCGGGCGTATAAGTATGGGCCTTGGGCCTTTGCGGGCGCGCCAATGAGGCTAACAGCCGCTCGTCCTTCTCCTGCTCCTGACGTATAAACCCCGCAATATCAGCTAAATTTGAAGATGGCATGGTCTCTCTCTAAGGAAGTCTACCCTATCTATATAATAGATCATGAGGTTGGCCTTTGGGCCACAACCCCTCAATCAATTTACTCAACCAGGCGAGTCCTTTCTCTTTCGTGCTCTCCGCAGAAGACGCCCGGGTCTTGCCGGGTCTTGCGCTTGCCGCTTTCAGTGCCTTTGCTATTTCGGCTACGCTTACCTCGGGTTTCCGGGCAGTCTGCGCAACCTCGCGCAATGGCGGCTTATAGCTTTCAGCCTCATAATCCGGCCCGCCACCCCCAGGTGTATCATAATCTCCACCATATGGGGTTTGCTCAGCCGGCGGCGTAAAACGTTCATTCGCTCGGGCGCCTTCAATTTGCTCCCTTATCCTTGCGCCTAACCCCGGATCATATTCACCCGGCGCACTATACGTTCCCGGCGGAGCCATCCGGGGATCCCGGCGCTCCCCCTCTCGTAACGGCGGAACCGTAATCCCACCGCCACCGGACCTACGCGCAGCCGGCGCCGCATCTCTCAACGCCGGCGCTGCAGGCGGCTGAAACTGCTCCCCGCCCAATAATGCCGGCGCAGCCAGCGGCTCCCCGGTATGCGGCAGGGTTGCAATCTCTCCCTGCCCTTCATTTCCCGTTATGAGCGGGGGGTTTAGGAATGGATCTCTCTCTTTTATATCCAACTCCCTCTTCTTCAGTTCTATATCCGCCCGGTCCTTTGCCGTCATCCCCCGTCCGGCAATATCGCTCAAGCTCTTTGCCCGTATCCGCTCACGCAGTATCCCGCCTTTGCCGTACTTTCCATACAAGGCTTGACGGGTTCTCTTATCGTTAAAAGCCTGGGCATCCGCTGCTGATCCCCCACTAAAACTCATCATGGGTCTTGCCCCCGCCGTAGGCCCTCCCGTGTAGCCCTGGCCCTGGGGCTGACGAATACGTTCCAATATCGCCTTTCGAATAGCTCCTGCAAACTGCTTACGTTCTAAATTGTCTATTGCTGATGTTGCCATTTTCCTATCCCCCAGATGTTAAAAGATTTTCTCTCACAGAGATCACAGAGTTTTTAATTTATAAATCTTTTCTCTGTGCCCTCTGTGCCTCTGTGAGATACCCTTTTTTAACCTCCCACACTGCTACCTGAACTTTCGTAGAACCCTGCAGGCACAATAACCCAATCTTCCGTCAGCGCCTCCCCGGTATCCAATAAACTCAAATTCTTCCAGTTGAAATTGGCAGGCTCCCCAATATCCGACACCGGACCGATATATCCGCCACTATCCCCGCTGCCTTCTCTCCACGTCTTGAGCAGGCCCACACGTTCATCAACCTCGTATTCCAGAAAATCAGAACTCTTGACAATAATTTCCTCGTTCTTGGCCCAAATCTTATATCTGTTGCCGACCTCTCCGTCTTCTGGTTCAATAACCTCTTTAACGATCCCGGATGTATAAAACTCCGTCTCTACCCAATGCCCTGAATATACAATAGGAGCTGTTTCTTGGTTCCACCAGCAATGTAAAGGCCATGGTCTGCATAGCAATCCGCAAAACTCACCAGGGACTATCTCGGTATTGTCTTTTTTGATCCAATACCTTAGCCAGTAGTGATAAGGCGGTTGGTCAGTACCGGCTCCCTCTGCAAATTTTTCAACCACAGAATCATCATCTATAATATAGCCCTTGTTCATCATCATTTCGCCGCAAGTCTCTTTCTTATTGAGGTCAAAGGGTGGAAGTATCTCGCCCCCCTCGATAGTCTCATTTTGAGCACCAATAGGGACAACCCTGGTGCTTAATCCACTTGCAAGTGAGGATTCGGTCGCCAAGCTGATACGCCACATTACCCCAAGAGGCCCTACGGGAAAAGCAATATAGCCGGCATAACCGTCACCATCGGGAGCTTTAGGGCCGTTTGAATAATATTCGGCACTGTTCCCGGTAAGCCATGTTTCAAACCGTGCCTCTTTTATTGCATACTGGTGACTTCTCGTCCCTAAATTAATGCGGCCGGACGTCATGCTTGCAAATAAAGTAGTACCCACTGTCCCGCCTGAACGCGGATAGATAAAAACATTAGGATCAACATTCTCTACCGGAGGAATTAAAGGTTTAGCTTGGTCAACTTCTTCAAAGAACCCGGCCATCTTTTCCATTGATTCTTCAACACTTTTTCCACCAAACTTTAAAACATTTCCAGCCCCGAACACGTACCAAATATCATAGTCAATAGGTGCGCCTAAACCAACTCTGACTGGGTTATTCTTATCCCCAAAGTTTAACGTCCGATCTCCTGGAGCATAAGTAAGCCTGTCACCCATAAACCCTAAGTCAATGCTTTCCCATAGAGCCTTAACCCGGGCTGCAATCATACCAACAATATTGGCCCCCCCAGGCATTTGTGTCTTCATGGCAAGAAGATAGTCGTAAAACGGATTACGAACGCCTAAGTACTCTTCTAATTGAGCTTCAGTTTCAGACAAATAATTGCCAAAATAATTCAGCATAATTATCCTATAGAATGAGTTAGTGTATTTACTATATTTGCATCAGCTATGTTTTGCGCTGCGGTAATGGCTGCATCTGCAAGGAGTTGAACCTCTTCAGTCCTTATAGCGTGGATTCTAATTCTATCGTTAGCATCTCCAACCTTACTAACTTTGACTTCATCAACCAAATCTCTTTTCGTATCAAAAGCATTTACTTTTATATCCTTTAAGTTGTCTTCAAAATCGGTTTCTTTTTCGCTTACTCCTATGTCAAAATCATGTTTAGCTTGATCATGCTCTATAATCTTACCATCCAATGTCTCTTGCTCGATCTTCTGGTCATCTATGAAAATTGTTTCATCCGTTACGTTGTCCTCTTGTGATTTTATAAGATCCTTTTCTTTTACCAATAAGTTATTCTCTGCCTGGACTATCCTTTTGTCAGCCCTGGCAATGGTTTTTTCACTATCCACCAATGCCAACCTCGCAGTATCAGCTTCAATCTTAGATATTTCTGCATCAATTTGAGACTTTTTAGCATCTGTTTCTACAATCTGTAGACCTGTCTCTGCAACTCGGACAGCAACCCCTTTCGTATCACTTTTGATACGTTCCCCAGCGGCCCGCGACTTGCTTAGTCCTATACCAGCATTGGTAATATCAAGATCCACACCGAATTCCTTAACCTCTGTTTCAGATACTTCTATGCCTACCTCATCAACCTTAATCCCGGCCTCTGTAATCTGACGGTCGGTATCGGTTTGGTCAATTCCCGCCTGTGTGATGGCGAGTTGAATGTCAAGACCTTTAAGCCCTGCCTCTATCACAGCAAGATCAGCCTTAGCGGCTCTCAATTCCTGCTCTGTAATGTCCACATCAACAAGAGACTGCGCCACATCCTCAAGCTCGGTCCTCATTTCAAGGTCTTTTATCTTCTGTGTTGCCTTGTCCCAGGCTAACTGGACCTTGGCCTGCATGGTCGTAATGGCTTCATAATCGGCATCAAGGGCTGCCGTCTTCGCGTCATACTCATCATCTAAGGCATCTATCTTCTTGTCTCTCGTTATCAGGTTCTCATCGTGGATCTGGCCCTCTATCCGTTCCACATACCGCCTGGCCGCAACATCAAGGGCAAGCTGCGCCTCATCATTGGTAATCTGAGCAATGGCAACGGTGTAATTATCAACCAACCGCGCAAGATCTTCTGTTTCGATCTCGTTCAGGTAATTATGTCCATAAAGGTAGGTGTTCGCATAGAGCCCAAATATGATAGTTCTCTCAGCGTCATGGACGGTGTTGAAAGGCCCGTTATACTCAAACGGGTTCCAGATGATTGATTCCCGTGCCTGTCCTCTTTCATAGATTGTGGATGTCATGTCGGCCTCCGGCCGGATACTAGATACTGGATACTGGATACTGGTTACTGGATGCTGGTTACTGGATGCTGGTTACTGGATACTGGATACTGGTTATTCGTTATTCGTTATTAGTTATTTGTAAAAACTCTGTGTCCTCTGTGTCCTCTGTGAGAGACAATCTTTTGACCTTCGCCGTTCCTGCTGCGCCTTCGCCGTTCCTGCTGCGAGAGACTTTTTCCCTTGCGCCTTATTTATGCCAATAAATGAACTAACTCACTCGTCAATTCTGCATTGGCCGCTATGTCTGCGGTATCTGTTTTTTCTCTTATTCGGGCTCGCGCAATTTTAATAACGGCGATTCTTTCTGCATCAAACTCAATATCGTTTACCTCTGATGTAGTTTCAAAACCAACTTGAGCGTCATAAAGATCAAGGTCTATCTGGCCACTTGTCAACGCACTCTCCCTTGTTATCTTGGCATTGAAAGAAGTTTCACGCTCCGCAAGCATCAAAGCCGCATTTTTTATATTCTGAGTCATTAAATCGCTTTTTCCGGTCATTCTGGCAATTTCAAGGTTAATCTTGGCCTCCTGTAAATCCAACTTTAGATCATTCAGGTCTACCTTGGCATCTATGATGTCACCCTTCTTGTCTACTCTAAGCTCCATTTCGGACGAAATCTGTTCTTTAATGGTGGCAATGGCGTCTTTGACTATTACCCAAGCGTCAAGTTCAGCGGTATAGGCAATCAAGGCTGAAGACTTGTTATGGATATAAGGGATTAGGGCTTTCTTGGCCGTGATAAGAGATTGCTTTTCAGCATCCAGACCAGTTAGTGATTGTATGTATAAGTTAAGATATCCCACATTAAGTGTTTCCTGACCAGACACAAGCTCTTTCGCGTCTATTAAACCTTCCCGCTTTACCACAAGGGCCTGTTTTGCCGCTATCAGGGTAACTATGGCATCGGCTATCAGCTCCCTGGCATCTATCAGGTCTTCCCGTTTGTCGTTCAGGATTTCCTTTTCAGTGATAAGGGCGGTCTTCCGGTCTGCGTTATCCTCTTCCGCGTCTATAATAAGCTGCTGTTTCTCAAGCACCGTCTCGATGTAGGGTATGACTTCGAGTTTCTTCCGTCCGGCTGCAAGCCTGGCCGCAAGTAACGCATCTTCAGCCGGGAAGGTTGACTGATCCACCGTGGTCATTTCCTGTCTGAGTTCTTCCATATCAATATCAATGGCGGTCTTTGCGGCCATAAGAACGAGCTTTCTTAGATTCGTGGTAATCTCAAGACGGTCAAGCTCCTGGTCGTCCATGTCCCGCACTTTCTTATTATCAGCAAAATCCTGTTGTAAGGTAGTGAGAGCAGTAGCCTTTTCGAGTTCCCAGGCTATCATGGCCTCTTTGACTGCTATGTCGTAATCGTGACCGGTCTGGGCCAATTCGCGCTCGATCGCCGCCGTGACAATCTGATAATTAAGATCCGATAGCCCGGTCTTGGCATTGAGTTCAATGGACGTGATCGCCTCCCCGAGAAACCCCGGGCGGTACAGTATCCCCCGGCCGGCCACAACATCCTCAGCCTGTTTCTGCTCGGACAGGTACTTGTCGATAATGGGCCGCTTACCCCGGTACCATAAGTTGTCTTCCATCGCTTTCGTCATAATTATCTCTCACAGAGCCCACAGAGGGCACAGAGTTTAAAAGATTGTCTCTCACAGAGGACACAGAGAACACAGAGTTTTTAATTTTAAAAGATTTTCTCTCACAGAGCCCACAGAGACCACAGGGTTTCTAATTTATAAATCTTTTCTCTGTGTCCTCTGTGCCTCTGTGAGAGACTTTTTTTATCGAACCAGCCATAAGGGCACCAGTTCCACAAAATCCAGACTATCAAAATCCCCCACACTCACCGTCCACCTCCTGCCCTTCACTCCCCTGGTCGGTGTTGCCTTGGAATTGGCGATCGTGTATGTGTTGCTCGTCCCGTCTTCATTCTCCATCTTGATGGCCGGGGTGGTCCCGCCTGCCAGACCGAAATAGGCCTTTCTGAACCTTTTAAAATGAGGGGTCCCGAACCGGCTCTCGGGGAGTACGAGCCCGGACTTGAAGGCGTCCCCGTCATCCGTATCGCCATCCAGCCTGTATATCCCGTCCGGCTTGCACCCATAGGCAATATCGTTATCGACCGCGAATGAGTTAAAGTCATACCCGCTGTAAACAGACGCGTGGAAGGCGTTTGTATTCAAAACCCAGCACTCCCACAATTCCCCGTCTAACTCGACCGTAATCTCAAAATCAAGCGTATCCTCAACCGTATTCGTCAAGATCTGCTGTAAAGCCAGGGTCGTGGCAAACTCGATAACGTCCGATATGCTCTCATCAACCTGAAACTGGTGTAAGACCGCTTCCGTAAAGGCAATAGAATCAGTCAGGGCCGCCATGGCGTAAAATAGCGGTGTGGCCGTATCGGTCAGGGTCAGGGTCTCGGCAAGGGTCTTGCCCCATCCCACCCCGAGCGTATCCGTCAAGGTAAGGGTTTCTTCATTGGCATTAAAGAGATTGCTCAGGACTTCCACAAGCCCGGTTATGGCAATGGCCTCAATAATCTCGGGGTTAAACTCAGCCTGCGCGGTCACAGCCTCGGTAATACCAAGGCTGTCCGCTATGGCCGATATCATCTTATGCAGGTAGGTTGGTACGTCTGTGATTGTAAGGGTCTCGGAATTAGTCTCGTTGAATATCTCCCCGACAATAAGACTCCCTATAAACTGTAACGTGGACTCGACCGATTCCGTCCCGGTCCAGTTGCTGACTGCCACATCTTCTAAGGTCAAGGGGTCATTGACAGGGATAGAAAGGATCTTGTCTACCGCCTCGGTAAAGGCCAAGGTTTCTTCGTTGGTCTTACCCCAGGCCCAGCCCAATGTGCCATAGAGATTGAGGGTTTCATTTATGGTTACATATTTTGCGTGTATCACATCAATTTCATCAGAAGACGATGCGCCTTCCGGAACAATTACTTCCGTGCCCACATCGATCTCATCGGAAGAAGTGACACCTTCGGCCAGCGTTGTTTCTGTTTCTACGGCCAGGGCATCGTCTGAGGTGAGACTCTCGCCTTCCTCCACCGGATACTGTTCTTTAACGGCGGATGCAGCATCATCCGTTGTGAAATCCGCTTCACCTTCACCTTCACCTTCACCTTCACCGCCTAATAGGGCATTAACCTTAAAGCCTTCGGATATCTTACAGGTGGTGTTCATGCCCACGGTAGCATCTGAAGAAGAAAACCCTTCCGATATTCCATCAGTCAGGTTAAAAGCGTCTGGAACATCAGAGGTGGTAAACCCCTCTGTGATTTCTGCTTCTATTTCTGTAGGCGCTGGTGCCGAATAGTCAATTACAAGATCGGCCTCACTATCAAACCCGAGGTCGATTCCAGCAATGGTAAATTGAGTTCCTGATATGCCTTGGAAAACTATAATTATATCATTGCCTGAAACCCACCCAGGTCTGCCTATTATTTCCTCAATAATAGATGTGATATCGGGCGAATCATACCAATCGTACGTTACAAGCTGGGGTAAATTATCGTAATCCACCTTTGCTGTTGTTAAAACCAATGCGGCTGCTTGAGCATACGAAGTGGGTGCAACTGCATCGTCAACATCGTTCCCGTAAATGTCGACATCGGAATCGATGGCATTTTGGTTATTTGTCGCTCTCCAGCTGACTTTAGCGCTATTGATTGTAGAACCATTAGCGATGGCTACGTTCCTGAAACGAAAGAAAACATCAAATCCGCCACAACAGGACATTTCTCCGCTGCTGGGCCAGAAATCCCCCCCACCGAATGCAGAATCGTCTCCACTGGCTCCAGGTGAATATGTTCCAATCGGCATGATTAACCTTTACGAAATAGTAAGGATGTCATTAAGATTTCCTTTTCATCAATTTCTTTAAACATCAGCCGCAGTAATTGTAACCGTCACTTTTAAAACATCCGTGCTGACAACGGCTTTTCCCACTCCGAACTGCGCGGAGCAATATAAGGTCCCGCCTCCAGCGGTGTCCGTGTTGACCGTTGGGTCTGTTCCACCGCCCACCAGGGCCGCGCCATAAATGGTCTTGGTGGCGTTCATGGTGAACTCACCCTTGCTGGCGCTATTGGTCATCACCTTTGAAGAAGCCGGGGCATCT